ATATCCAATTAATGGAATACCATCAGGTACTTTATTGGGTTCAAGTGGAGTTATATCCACTTGCATTTTAGTAATATCATCAACTGACATTTTAAAAATGACAGCCATTTTTTGTAAGAGGTCAAAACGAATCCGCCTTTTTCCTCTTTCAAGTCGAGCAACTTCGGGCTGACTTATACCAAGACGTTTTGATAGCTGGCTTTGAGTCAATCCATGTTGAACACGAAGTTCATAGAGGATAGATTTCATTTTATTTTCCACACAATTTAATAGTTGTAACTACACGTTATACCAAAAACGAATAAATGTATATAACTTATTTATATATTTTTAATACTTATTTTTAATGTACTAAATATACCTATTATACCTAATATACTAGAATAAAATAAAATACAAAAGCCCATAAAACTATACATTACAAAGAAAATAAAAAAAGTGTTTGGTATAATTCAATATTCTATGGTATAGATAATTTCATGAAGTTAAGAGATTATTTAATAGAAAACTTTATGACTGAGGCTGAATTTGCTGAAAAAATCGGTACTAAGCAACCAGTCATTAATCGTTACATTCATGAGAAAACTATTCCCAGACCACGTTTAATGAAGAAAATATTTGAAACAACTAGTGGTAAAGTAAGTCCTCGTGATTTCCCAAGTAGGTTCAAAGATGGGAAAATCGCAAAGAATTAAGGGCAGTTCTTTTGAACGTGAAATCGTCAATAAACACAAAGAATGGGGTGTTGATGCTAAACGTATTCCTTTATCAGGGGCAACTTGGCTAAAACATGATGTTCAAATAGCGGGTTTACTAGGTGAATGTAAAATACGAAAAGACGGATTTAAAACATTATATGGGTGGTTAGAAGACGAACCTGACTTTCTAGTTTGTCGTGCTGACCGAAAAGAAACTATGTACATTTTACCAGAACGTACATGGCAACTGTTTCTAAAATGGTCAAAACTAATTAAAGATGAATAATGAGTATCAACTTGAAGAACCAGAAGAAAAAACACTTGAGCCAGAAGAAAGGCTATATGTCGCAGTGGTTCGACAAGCTATTATTGATTATATCAAGTTCCGCAAACCAACTGATTATCGCTGGTTTTTTTCAGATGATTGTAAACAAATTTGCGAGTGGATTAACATCAATCCGAGTTGGATCATTCGCTTACTCAAGAATTACAGATGAAACACAAAATATTAGATTTATTTTCAGGTATAGGTGGATTTAGTTATGGATTTGAAATGGCTAATTTGGGTGAAACTATTGCATTTGTTGAAAAGGACAAGTTTTGTCAAAAAGTTTTAAAAAAGCATTGGAAGAATGTTCCAATAATAGACGACATAAGAAAAGTTAATGGAAAAGACTTTGGTGCAGCAACAATTATTTCAGGAGGATTCCCTTGCCAACCCTTCTCTACAGCGGGAAAGAGAAAAGGCAAAGATGACGACAGATACTTGTGGGACGAAACTATTAGAGTTGTTGCCAAGTGCAAACCAAGGTGGTTTATTGGAGAAAATGTTGACGGCATTGTTAACATCTCCAATGGTACAATCTTGCGACAGATACAAGAAGATTTGGAAAAAGAGGGTTTCCAAGTCCAATGTCTTGTTATTCCAGCTAGCGGTGTCGGTGCTTGGCACCAAAGAAAAAGAGTTTGGATCATTGGACACAATGTACCCTACACCAAATGCTTGGGATTCAGCGAGAGGGGCGGTATCGGAGGAATACATAAAAAAGAACCCAAAAACTCAGATAACTTTAGTAACGAGAGTAAAACAGGAACAGAGAAAAGGAATATATCCGACTCCCAATGCGAGAGATTGGAAAGACACAGTAAACACAATTCCACCATCAGTAGGGAAAACGAGGGGGTACACTTTAGGAATGAAAATAGCAGAGGAAAAAACCAACAACAAAGCTGGTGGCAAACTCAATCCGAACTTTGTGGAGTTCCTAATGGGGTATCCTACGAATTACACAAAGATAGAGCCAACAGAATCAAAGCACTCGGAAACTCAATCGTGCCACAAATCGCCAAACTCATTGGAGAATCAATTTTAATAGCAGAAGATGATGACACCAAACAGACACTATAATAAATATCTCGCCATAGATGTGTTGGAATTTGTAACTGACCAATTAAAAAATGGCATGACATTAAAAGAAGTTGCTGAGAATTGGTTAGATAATTATGAAACTATCAACCTAACCTATGGCAACATAATCAATGCACTGATTCGGCAACATCAAAAAAGTTTTGATAAAATTTCACAAGGACAAAACCAAATGGGGGAATATGATTACGATTAAATTATCTCCTGAAGTATATGACTCAGCCATATCACTCGCCCACTTTAGATATCAGATGAGTAGGGCAAGTAAGTTGGTTAATCAGAAACAGGATAAAACACGTACTGAATTAGATATAGAAAAACTTGGTGCTAAAGGTGAGTTTGCAGTTGCTACTTTATATAACATCAATCCACCAGTAACAACAGGGTGGGATAGTGGATATGACTTATGGTTCTGTTCTAAGTCTATCCAAGTTAAAACAACATTTCATACTGATGGACAATTATTATTTAGATCAAAAGAAAAGTTTGTAGCAGATTTTGCAGTTCTGGTAGCTGAAGATTCTAACTGCCCTATGAAAATGACAATAGTCGGGGCAACAAGTAAAGATTACTTTTTCACCCATGCAATAAAAAAAGATTTAGGTAATGGTGAAGTCTATACACTCAGCCAAGACAAAATGGCTAAACCAGAAAACTTTTGGAAATACATGATGGAAAAACGATATGCTTAATATAATTGTAGAAATAGTTGCAGTAGCTACCGCCATTACCTCTATTTATTTGTATGGAAATGGGTGGAAATATTCTGGTTATTTCGGCTTATTTTCTCAGTTTTGGTGGGTATTATTCACCTATTTGAATGAACATACGACATTATATGTGTTGTGTGTGTGTTTAATTTGTGTACACATTCGCAATATTTTTAAGATGAGGCAACAATGAGTAAAAGTGAAGATTTAGTCAATAAGTCCGATTTAAAAGAAAACTTTGCCATATTACCCAATGATGTAATTCAAAATTTTGATCTATCATTAGATGCTAGAGGATTATTAATTTACATATTATCGTTGCCCAAAGATTGGGTAATTAATATTAATCATCTTAGTAAAACTAATAAGATAGGTAGAGATAAATGTTATAAACTGATTAAACAGTTAATAGAACATAAATATATCATTAGAACTGAGGTTCGTTCATCAGGTAGAATTAAGGAATATACGTACAAAGCCTTTCCAAAGCCCCAAAAAGATAGTGTTTCACCGCTTACTGAAAAACCGTATACGGAAAAGTCGTACACGGAAAAACCGTATACGGAAAATCAGCACACATATAAAGAACAGATTATACAAAGAACTAATAATAAAAAAGAAACATATACTGATGCTTTTGAAGAGTTTTGGAAAGTATGTAAAAGAAAACAAGGTAAAGACAGAACCTATAAGAAATATCAGGAAATAATAAAAACAGTAGACTCAGCCATTCTTATTAAAAAGATGAAACAATACAATGAAGAAAAAGAGGAGTGTAAGACTGAAATACAATACTACAAAAATCCATACACTTGGTTGCATCAAAAAGGGTGGGAAGATGAATATCTAATTACAGAAGAAACTCAGCCAAGTGATAAAGCCATAATGCAAAGCTGGTTACATAAATATAAAAAACTCGGCTACCAATTAGAAGAACAACAAATACAGCAATTAAAAAAGCATGGATTGTTATGAAGAAAAAGAAAAGACAATATAAAGCTGAGGATTTATCCTATACATCTCATAAACCCATTTACCAGGAAACACCTACAACAGAACAATTAAAGAAAAATGTATATGAATGGGAAACATTAGAAACTAAAGTGCAAAGAGCAAGGATTCTAACACAGAACCTACTCGATACGTACTTACTCAAAAAGCAGATAACTCAGCAACAGTATGATGCTGGTATGAAATATTATACATTATGGAGAAGTTCAGGGCTGCAACAAAAAGTAACATCATCATTAAATCCTGTGGTCAGTAGTAGTACAACAACTGATATGGCTAGTAGACAAGGGGATAATTATGTAGCCCTAAATGAGGCTAGAATGGTCGTAGGTAAGCGTTTATGTTCTATCCTAGACAAAGTGCTGTTGTACAATGAACCAATCAAAGTATGGGAGGAATATTACGGAGTAAGACCTAAGACTGGTATGTCAGTATTAATTGTTGCCTTGGACACTTTATGCGACCATTGGGGTATTGGTTAGTCGTCAGGATTATTTTCTTTATCTTTGTATTCGTCAATCTTTTGATTAACTTCTACTTGAGCATTTAAATCTAAACTAGGATCAGATGCTGGATAAGCAAAAGGTTTGTCATACTGTTTCAAAGCCTCATCTAAATGAGCAACGTCAACACCATATTTTTTTAATTCACGAATATTATATTTCATGCATTTAAATAAATCTAATATGACATTATCTTTGCTATCAGCACGAGCAATATATTTTAACATACAAGCACGATTGTGATTAAGATTAAAGGCATCAACTACATCAAGAATTTCTATTTCAGTTCCATCAGGAGTAATGCCTTTATAATAATTGGGATTAACAGGAGTCTTATTCTTCATGAAATGTTAACCATAAAGCAAAGACAAACATCACAATACCTAATGCAGCATTTGCATAGTTGTTATGGATTATGTGATGAATCGTATAAAAAATCATTGTAGGAGATAAACTTATCCCAATACAACGTAGTAAAAAGTTAAACATATATTTTTCCATAATAGTAAATTTAGACCAAAAAGGTATAGATTGCAAATAAATATTCACAAATATATAAAAAATATACTAAAAAAGAATATAGTTACTTGACTGGCAACCTGAAAAAGGCTATATTTAGTAAAGTTTCACAAGAAACTTAAATTTCCCTTCCTCCTCAAAGTCCTAATCATTCAGTTGATGG